GCGAGCCGAAGTTATCCGACAGTTGTTCAGACTGCTGCACGGCGGTAACCGCGTCCACAACGCCGGAACCCGTAACGTTGATCGCGCCGACAGCCGCAGACAAGCCCAGCAGCGTTGCAATGTCATCCGCACCGGATACCGTGGGCGTGATTTCCACGGTGCCGGGGCCGCTGAATTGCACAACGAATCGGTTTGCAGCAAACGTTACGGTTGCACCGGCAAGCCCCGCGCCAGTGATGACGGTTTGCAGTTCAGCGGCGATAGCTGCGAAGCTGGCCTCAGCGCTGAAATCCACCGCGCTGACGTTGGTTTGCACGCCTGCCAGCGTTACGCGGAACGCGCCCGCCGTGATGTTTTGCAGTTCAGAAAGAGACTTGGGGTCGGTATTGCCGAACACTGCGGCGCCCACAGCAACGGGGCGGTAGGACGCAAACGCGATGCGTTCGGGGGCGCTGATTGCTGGCGACACGTAACCGAAATACGCGGCAGCACGCAGATATTCGGGGCTTGTCGAACCAAACAACGTAGCGATTGCCGCAAGATTGGATCGGTCGAATTCAAGCACCGTATCGGGGCCGATAAACGGCGAGCTTGTGAACAGCCGCAAAATCAAATCGCGTTGGCGAACGGTGGCACCGCCCCCAACGCCGGAAACGATATTTACATATCGGCTAAATGGAATGCTCATGGCGTTTTCTCCTATAGGTTAGAGCATGTCAATTAAACCACGGCGTACACGTTCAACCCGTCCCACGCACTGACTGCGGGAATGCCATCTACATATTCCCGCGTGTGCTTAATCGTGAGGTCGAACGAAGGCCAATTCATGTGCTGTCCGTTGTCCCCGATAAACCGGCCCGTGCGAACGTCAGTAACGCGCAGCACCTGGGCTGCGGGGCGTATCTGCGCAATGAACACGTCAGACTGCACGGCGTCCGCAATGAACTGCAGGCGGTCTGTTTCTGTCGGGCCGTTGGGGTCGCCCGTGGCCGTGGCCTGCATGGTGAATTGAATTGTTGTCTCCATTGGCTGGGCTTCGTAATTGCGCATGATGCTTGCAGCAGCATCCCACCGGGCAGCGGACTTGCGCCAGCCGTACCGCTTCGCCATGACCACAGACAGGGCCAGCGTGGGCAACTTGGATAACCCGGTCTGCTGTGGCTGATACGCCTGCATTACGGCAATCTGCCCGGTGCTGCCAGTCCGTGCCTGCACCAATGGCGGCACGGTGGCAACTAGCATTTTGAAAATCTGAATTTCTTGCATTACGGGGCCTCCCCAATCCGCGCGGCCAGGGCCTGCGCCCACCCATCCTGCGCGCTCCAATCCGTACAGGATTCGACCTGCCACAGCTTGCCCCGCCATGTGAAGCGGTCGCCCGATTCGTCGCGGTCAACGCCGAACACCGCGCGCGGCACAAACCACGTAACGTAATCTTTTGACAGGTCTAGCCCTAGCTGCGAGTACCGGGCGCGCGGGATGGCCTGCACGCTGCCAACATTCACCGGCACAGCGGGCGCGTATGGCGCGGCCATAAACCCTGCTTCGTTCGGTACTGCTGGCCCCGTGCAGCGCTGGTACTGCACGGGCTGGCTGCCGATCATGGTTAGCGCCAGCCCTAGCAAATTAAAGCCCGGTACGTTCATTTGGTCACCTCATATTGAACGCTTGGCTGCATGATGCGCGTATCCACAAGCGGTTTAGTTGAGTTGTTTGGTGGCGGGTTGCTGCGGTGTTGCCGCGCGTACAACGTGCCAGGGTCCAGCGGCGGCGAAGTTACCGCAGCAATAGCGGCCTGAATGTCGCCGCGCGCAAAGTTGCCCAGCACATGCGCTCTGCAGCGTCTGCGCGATTGCCTGTGACCACCGCGCGCCGGGCGCGGCGTTCGTGGCTATCGTTGGGCGCATGAACGGACGGGCGGGCGCACCTAGCCCAAATTCATGCACAGCGGCAACACCCGCAACCGGCGTACCGTCTTCGTATTTCGCACCCGGAAAAAAGCCCACCGAAACCGCGACACCGGGCGGCAGGGCGGGCAATTTCGCGTGCTGTACGCGCGTCACTGTCATGGCGTAAACCGACCACCAGCGCGGCGGAAACCGGATAGCTCAGGAACCCGCGTTCCTGGGAAGTAGAAGCCGCCCACAGCTTGCACAGATAGCATGCCCTGCAACTGCACGCCGTAGGGCGTTTGGGCCAGCCAAAACGCCCACTGACTGCGGAACGGCGGCGGGGCGAACCCCACTGCTACTTTATCAATCGTGGCAGACGTAACCACACCGCTAGCCATGCCAGACGCGGCACGCGTTAACAGCGTGCCGATGTGCGCGGTAAGCAGATTTACTGCCAAGTCGAAGCAGTCACCAGTCAGCGCGCAAGACTCAGTAATGCTGCACTGGGCCATGGTCGCCCAGCCGGTTAGCGTTGCGTCCGGGTACGTCGCCGGGTCTGCAAACGCCGGAAACATCACGCGGAATTCAGCAGGGTTAAACATGGCCCGGTATCCTTACTTTTTCTTGCCGGTGCCAGTTGTGGGCGCGGGCTGCGGGGTGTCTTCGTAGTCGGCCTCTGTCAGCGGGGCGCCTGGGTCGTTGCCCGCCATGTCTGCGGCCACTGCATCGGCGTCTTCCGGCTTGCGCTCCAGAATTTGCACATAGCCGTTTTTCTCGTGAAGCTGAAACACGGTATTGCCGCGCAAAAATTCGGCGTCGGCGTCGGATACGTTGGTAACCACGCCATGGGGCGTAATGAAATGCTTGTTTGCCACGCCAGCGCCACCAGCGATAGTAACGCTGTGTTCGCGCTGGGGCATGTCATTGCCATTGGATTTCCAACCCGTGTATTCGGTCGGGGCGGCTAGTGTGGATGCGACATAAGGCATTGCGATTGCTCCTAGTTGGTGAAAATGAAAAAGCCACGGGGGCTAACCCGTGGCTTCTATTATGCCCGCGTGGGCCGGTTAAATGCCGGTACGGCGCACCACTGCATAAGGACGCTTGCACATCACACCGGCAGTAGCGTTGCTGAAATCCTCAACGTAGGATTTCGCGCGCTTTTCCACGCCCAGCGCGAAGAAGCGGCTAGGCACGGCCTGCACGAACGTTGCACTGTCGTCGCTGGCGCCATCGTCCACCTTGTCGGCGTACATGTAGAACACAGCCGCGCCGCCGTTGGCGTCGTCCAGTTCGGGCGCCGATTCGACACGCACGTTCGGGTAGTTCTTGCCCAGCCAGTCCAGCACGGAAATGCCGAAATCGGTGGTTGTGGTCAGGTAGTCCACCCGCGAAGTAGCCACGGCCAGGGTGATCGGCGTGGACTTCGGATCAATCACGTCCTTGGAGTTGGTGCGCAGGGAAACCAGCGCGCTCAACAGGTCGTTTTTGATATCTTGGAACGTCTTGGTAGACCACAGCGGGGAACCGCTGGTGGCGCCGTTCGCAACGGTCACATATGCCGGAATCGCGGGGTCGTTCAGGAACCCATACGTGCGGTTTGCGCCGTTGTTGAAGCCGTAAAAGCCCACGCGATTGCGTTGGATTTCGAGTTGCAGCGTGGACGAACCGCGCTTTTCTGCAGCGGTTGAAACGCGCATGCGGCTGCTTCGGGCTTCTTCCAGAGTTCCCACCTCGAAACCCTGTTCAAAGCGCACAACGGTGCGGCGCTCCCAGTTCAGGTTCCACGACGCCAGGGGCGCCGAAGCGGAATCCTTGTAGGGGCGGCTTGCGCCGATGTTTTCCAGCACGCCTTGGATGACTTCTTCGTCTTCCCATGCGCCCACGGTCGCCACGCCGATAAGCGTGTCGATTTTGCGGGCGGCGGTTGCGATGCGGACGAAGCCGGGAAGCCACGCTTGCAGGAACTGGATGGCGTTGCCGATGCTGGGATCAGTCAGCGGCTGCACGCCTGCGGGGTTCACGCCCGTGTTGTTCGCGTCGCCCACGGCCACAACCATGCGGTGCAACACGTTTCGATCAATGTGGATACCCACATGGCTGAGTGCTGCCAGCGCGTCAAGCGTGATTTCCTTGGCATCCGCGATAACAATGGGCTTGCTGGCTGCGCGGTAGTCGCGGCGACCATGCACGATAGATGGTTTCATGTTTTGTTTCTCCTTATGCAGTAGCCAGGGGGCCTGTCAGGGTGATGACGATCAGCGATGCGGCAGCACTGCCGGGCTTGGGGGCCACAGTCGCGCCGGGGATCAGCGTGGAATTTGCAGGTGCGGCAGCGCCTGGGGCCGTGGTGGTGATCGCGCCCGTTGCGTTGGTCATGTACACCACGTCACCGGGTTTACTGTTAGCCGTGCTGGTCACGGCCCACACCTGCCCCATGCTGGTGATTTCCGCCTCGGCATTCGCAGGCAGGATCATCGTGGGCGCCAGGGGACCGCCTGCCGTGGTGCCGTAGCTTGCGAACTGCTTGGGGCTGGTCAACAGGCCGTAGCGCTGCGAGTTTGCCAGCTTGCCAGGACTCCAGAAGCCGGGGTTTGCCGGGTCTTCCGAAACGAACATGGCGCCGATGGTTGCAGCGGCTTGCAGAATGCCGGGTTCTGCGCGGCGGGGGCCGTCATAGGCAAATTCGCCAGGAATACCGCTACCGGTATCGAAGCGGACGCTAGATTGAAAAGTCATGGTGTTTGTCCTCCTTGATTAGACGTGATCCGACAGGAACGCGGGCAGCGCGCCAGACGGGGCAGCAT